GTTTAGAGTTGGTTGACAGAGCCACAATAACCGAACTTTTAACCTTTATAAATAAAGGTACATCATATGAGGCTGCGAAGGGTTATCATGATGACATGGTTATGAATTGCGTATTATTTGCATGGTTTGTAACAACAGAATTCTTTTTTCATTTAACGGATTCGGCAGTAAAGGATTTATTGTATTTAGAACAACAAAAGATGATTGAAGACGATATGTTACCTGCTGGGGTTTTTGGTGCTACACAAGGTATACAAGAAGAAAGTTTTGTAGATGTAGAAGGGGACAGATGGTTCCCCGCAGGACAACAGGAAGAATAACAGTGTGTTGGTGAGTTTTTATTTGTTATAAATAAAACAGTAAACAACACTTTTTAAAAAAATGTTGATTTAAAATAAACAACACTTTTTACATTAACAGGAGTAAAAGTATGGCATTTCAAGTATCACCAGGCGTTCAAATCTCAGAGATAGATTTGACAAATGTTGTACCAGCAGTATCAAGCACAATAGGTGCTTTTGTTGGTTCATTCAGATGGGGCCCAGTAGGTGAAGTAATAACAGTTTCCGATGCAAAGGGTTTGGTAGATAATTTTTCATCTCCTGCTAATACAATCGCAGCTGCTGAAGACTTCTATACTGCAGAATCTTTCTTAAAATATGGTTCATCACTAAGAATCGTTAGATCGGGGTCTTTAACCTCTCTAATGCGTAGTGCGAACGCATCGGGTGCAACAGCATCGTTATTGAAAAATCACGATGACTACACATATTCATATAAATCGGGTGCTTTAAACGGCACAGTAGGCCAATGGGTCTCACGTTATGCAGGAGTTTTAGGTAATTCACTTAAAATTTCTCATTGTGCGAGTGCAGATGCTTACGAGAAAAGTGCAGTAAGTACTACTACAGGAACAGAGGCGATTGGTCAAACAGTCATCGGTGTTGCTAGTGGTGCAGTTTTCCAAGTTGGAGATATCATAACCTTCGTTGGACATGCCCAAGAATATAAAGTAACAGGTATTGCATCTAACAATCTAACAGTTAAGTCACTAGGTCAACCAGCAAATACTGGTGTAACCGTAGCAATGGCATCAGGTGTTGCAATCACTAGAAAGTGGGAACATTATTCATTATTTAACAAAGCTCCAGGCATTTCTGCTGGTGCAACCTTAGCTGGTGCAACTGCTGATGAAATTCACATTGTAGTCATAGACGAAGATGGTGCTTTCACAGGAACAGCTGGAACAGTATTAGAATCATTTGGATTCTCTTCAATGGCTTCGGATGCAAAAACACCTGAAGGTAGTTCACTCTACTATAAAGATGTTATTGAGTCACAGTCAAAATATGTATACTGGTCAGGACACAACACTGCAACAGATTTAACCGCTGCAGAAGATAGAACACTTGCAACTTCAGTTTCAGACCCTTTCACAGGGCCGACAACACCATGGATTATTTCATTAACTGGTGGTCTAGATGGAAATATCAGTACTGCTGGTCAAAAACATGCAGACTGGACAACTCATTTCGGTGATGCAGAAACAATCGACATCTCATTCTTAATCGTGGGTTCTACAAGAACTCGTGGTGCTAGTGCAGATCAAGATACTCGTGCAGACTGGACAACACTTACTAACCAAGCAATTCTTCTTGCAGAATCAAGAAAAGACTGCATGGTCATTGTATCACCTAGATATTCAGATGTCGTTGGTGTTTCAAGTGAGTCAACTCAAGCATCAAATGTTAAAACAACTGCAGATACAGCAACTTCAAGTTCTTATGCAGTAATTGACAGTGGTTGGGTATACCAATACGATAGATTCCACGATACATACAGATGGATTCCTGCAAACGGACACACTGCTGGTATCATGGCAAGATCAGACCTTACTAGAGATTCATGGGTTTCACCTGCTGGATTCTCAAGAGGACAATACTTAGGTATCACTAAACTTGCTTTCAATCCGAAACAAGCATCTAGAGATGACCTATACAGAGCCAGAGTTAACCCAGTGGTTACATTCCCAGGCCAAGGAACATTGTTGTACGGTGACAAGACTGCATTAAGTACTCCATCAGCATTTGATAGAATTAATGTCAGAAGATTATTCATAGTATTAGAGAAAGCAATAGCAGTCGCTGCTAAAGCACAATTGTTCGAATTTAACGATGCCTTCACAAGAGCTCAGTTTAGAAGTGCAATTGAACCTTTCCTAAGAGATGTTAAAAACAGAAGAGGTTTAGTAGATTATTCAGTAATATGTGACGACACTAACAACACAGACTCCGTTATCGATAGAAACGAGTTCGTATGTTCAATTTTTGTCAAACCTGCTCGATCTATTAACTTCATTACATTGAACTTTGTCGCTGCTAGAAGTGGTGTAGAGTTTTCTGAAATTTATAGTGCAGTTTAAGGAGTATAAAACATGGCAACAATAGACCAATTTAAAGCACAACTAGTAGGTGGTGGCCCACGTGCAAACAGATTCAGAGTTTTCCTACCTCGTGCAGGAAACAAGATTGAATTCTTAGCAAGTGGAGCTCAAATCCCAGCTGCAACAATAGAAATCACTCCAGTTAAGTTTAGAGGTCAAACTCTTAAACTTGCTGGTGATAGAACATTTGCTGACTGGACAGTGAAGATCATCAATGACGTAGAATTCTCTGCAAGAACTGCTCTAGAAGCATGGCAGGAAGAGATACAAGGATTTGGTACTTCAGACGGTTCAACAACAACCGATTACCTCTTAAGTCGTGCCTATATTGAACAATTAGGTAAAGATGATTCTGTTCTAGCGAGATATGAGTTTTTTAATATGTTTCCATCAGAAATTGGTGCCATTGAACTGTCTTACGACAGTGGTGATGCACTAGAAGATTTTGATGTAACATTTGCTTTTTCTCACTGGGAAAGAACAGTCTAAGTAGAATAACAGTGAAATTAGCACTTTATAGGTGTTATAAATAATAGTATGGAAATATTCGGATTTGAAATCGCTCGTAAAAAAGACGAGCTACGTGCAACGACTATCAACAAAGGACAGTCGTTTGTTCCACCAGTTGATGATGACGGTACACCAGTCATTCAACAACAAGCAGGTGGATTTATATCGGGTGGAGCTTATGGTTCCTATGTCGATATGGAAGGTGGTATCAAGAATGAGATTGAACTCATTCGGAAATACCGAGAGACATCGCTAGTCCCTGAATGTGACTCTGCGATCGAAGACATTATCAATGAGTGTATCACTTCGGATAGTTCCGATAGGATAGTCACACTCGACCTCAGAGATGTTAAACTCTCTGATAGCATCAAGAACAAGATGCAAGACGAGTTTACTAACATTCTATCACTAATGAAGTTCAATCAGAACTCTCATGAATTATTCAGAAAATGGTACGTTGATGGAAGAATTTACTTCCATAAGGTCGTTGACAGTAAACGCCCTAAACTTGGTATTGTTGATATTAGGAACGTTGACCCCTTGAAGATTAAGAAGGTCAGAAACGTTGAAGAAGAGAAGGGTAAGGACGGCGTAACAAGAATTAAGAAAATTGAAGAGTTTTATGTCTTCAATGATAAAGGTTTTGATAAGACTAGTGCCTCAGAAGGTGCAACTCTTAAGATTGCTCCTGAGGCAGTATGTTATACTACTTCGGGATTGTTAGATTATAACAAAAATGCAGTGATCGGATATATGCATAAGGCATTGAAGACTGCAAATCAGTTATCGATGATGGAAGATGCACTAGTGATCTATAGATTGTCTAGAGCTCCCGAAAGAAGAATTTTTTATATTGATGTTGGTAATTTACCTAAGGCAAAGGCCGAACAGTATCTTTCAGAGACAATGAATAAGTACAGAAATAAACTTATTTACAATGCAGATACAGGTGAAATCAAAGATGACAGAAAACATATGAGTATGTTGGAAGATTTTTGGTTACCAAGAAGAGAAGGTGGTAGAGGAACGGAGATATCTACATTGCCAGGCGGACAAAACCTTGCAGAGATAGATGATGTAGAGTACTTCAAGAAGAAGTTATACCAGTCTCTTAATGTACCATCGTCTAGGATGGAATCAGATAATGGTTTCAACATGGGCAGGTCTTCAGAGATTAATAGGGACGAGTTGAAGTTCAACAAGTTCACAAACAGACTTCAGAAGAAGTTTGCAAGAGTATTTACAGATATCTTGAGAACTCAGGTTATCTTAAAAGACACAGTAAACGCTGAAGAGTTTGACAAGATTAAAGATTTTATCCAGTATGATTTTACTGCAGATAACCACTTCACTGAGTTGAAGGAACAGGAAATTTTTAAGGAAAGATTAGATGCACTTCAAAATGTATCAGAATATGTTGGTAAATATTTCTCGCAAGAATATGTTAGAAAATATATACTACGACAAACAGAAGAAGAGATTAAAACCATTGATGGTCAAATTTCTGCAGAGAAAGAGGCAGGAGTTGGTGGAGACGAAGATGATGGTGGATTCTCACAGTATTAGGAGTAAATGATGAGTAGTGAAATAGCAAAAGAAATCGTAAATAGTATCGAAGCAGGAAATCTTAGTGATGCAAAAGATCAAATTGATCAGGGCATTAAAGAGAAAGCAGCCGAGACAGTAGACATGAAACGTGTCGGTTTACAGGTTGACTGGATGTCAACTACAACAGAACCACAAGGAATGTAATGAAGAGTTTCGTGCGGATATCTAGAGAACTTAATGAGGCTAAGGTGAAACTACCTAGTGGTCATAAAGAACTCAAGACTGATATTGTTAAAGTTGGTAGTAAACCAACAACTATCACTTACACTATTGCAAAAGGCAAAGTGTCCGTATTCGTGAACGGTTCAGACTTTACAGGTGGTTCGCCATATAAGAATTTGGCAGCTGCAGAAAAAGAATTTAAAGACATCAAACAAGTCATGCAACAAATGGCTGAAGAAGGTGTCACAATAGAGGAAATCATCAATGAAATTAATAGCAGAATTTAACGAACATATTGCACCGATCATCACCGAAGCAAAAAACGGTGGGAAGGATTACTTCATTGAAGGTGTCTTTATGCAAGCAGATATCAAAAACCGTAACGGTAGAGTCTATCCAAAAGAAATTATGGAGAAAGAAGTAAACCGTTATAACAAAGAATTTGTTGAAAAATCAAGAGCATTTGGTGAGTTGGGACACCCTGAAGGGCCAACGATCAATCTTGATAAAGTATCACATCTTATCCAAAGTTTAACCTTAGAAGGTAATAACTATGTGGGTAAAGCAAAGATTTTAAGTACTCCAAACGGTGAGATTGTAAAAGCTCTCATTAATGATGGTGCTAAATTGGGTGTATCATCTAGAGGTCTAGGTTCACTAGAGCAAAAAGGTAATGCACAATACGTAAAAAACGATTTCCAACTTGCAACAGCAGGCGACATCGTAGCAGACCCATCTGCTCCTGAGGCATTTGTCGAAGGAATTATGGAGGGTGTTGAGTGGATTATGGGTGCAAATGGAGTGTTAACTGCCGTGCAGGCGGAAGACTTTCAGAAAACCCTCAACTCTGCACGACTAAATAACTTAGAAGAAACTAAGTTAAATCTATGGAAAAGGTTCGTTGAGAACCTCTAACATATAAATAAATTAAGTAGTTCATAAAGAATTAATAACAGGAGTAAAAAATGGCAGATTTAGAAAACAACCTAGAAGG